GCGGCTTTTTGGGGCACGGGTGAGGACGAGATGGCCATCACATCCATTGTGACGCGCCCTGGTCTGATATGGCGACAGTCGCTTGATGTCGGTGGGGACGTCGCGCTGGACATTCCGATAGGCCCCATGTGTGCGTGGTTTTCTGAGGCAAAGACCTCCAACTACAGTACACCAGCCCCGCCATTTGTTCATGCGCCCTTTGGTTACGTGGCTGACGTGTTTGAGTATTGGCGTGGCACCATCATTTACACATTTCGCATTTGCCGGACCCAGTTTCACACTGGCCGGTTCCGCATCTACATTGTGTACAATCACGACAATGTCTCCCGACAAGCCCAGCTTACCGATTGCCCCACAGTGATATGGGACATTCAGGCGGCCCATGAGATTGAGGTGACTGTCCCGTATGTCCATTGGCTGCCCATGGCAGACGTTGGGTTTCAGATTGGGACTTTGTGGATGATTACGGATATTCCAGTGGCGTGTGCCCCGGGCATGGCAAACAAGATTCCGTTACAGATCCTGGTTCGAGCGGGGCCAGACATGGAGTTTGCGAATCCAACCACGGGAGCCTGGAAGCCTATTGGACCAGGTCGAGAAGTGGTCAATCAGTCTGGTGGGGTGTCGCTGCTGGTGTGTGGTGAGCCGATCACCAGCATCAAGCAGCTCATGATGCGCCCTGGCTATCAAGCCACTACGTTGGACTCTCCATATCAGTGGGTGGTTCGCACGCTGTGCGGACGTGGCAATCGAGTGCCAGGTGAGCAGTTAACCGATTATGCAGGCTACTTCACTCCGCTGTACGCTTTTCAGCGAGGTAGCACTGTTGCGAGGTTCATGTCTCTCACGCCTGGCACAAACACCCGTGTGGCACTTTGGCACGATCAGGAGTTGAACGCGTTCACGAATTCCATCGCTGCGAGGCAACAGGAACCTGGACAAGTCTGCCTGGTCAGTGCGCCATACTACGCTGTGACGCCATTCATTCACATTTGGGAGACGTTCATTGGCACCACCGAGCTTAGCTTGTCGGTTGGTAACGTGCCTGCGGGGACCAAGGTACAGGTGGAGCTCGCCTTGAGGGCTGGAGACGACTACCAACTTGGTTTCTTTAGGTGCTGCCCCTTTATGGAGGCCATTCCGTTGGCAGGCGCACGCGTGGGGCCATCGGCTGCGCGGCGATGACGACACCTCGCATCATTGCGGGGGACACGCAATCACCTTCTAGCCCACTCAGCCCCATGAGGG